TATGGAGCTATTCTATAAGATTTGGGTTGATGCAGAGAATGGTAGAAACAGCTATAAGCCAGTAGCAGTCAATTGGTGGGATGTTCCAGGTAGAGATGATGCCTGGAAACAAGAAACAATTAATAACACTTCTGCCGAGCAGTTTAGGCAGGAGCATGAGTGTGAATTCCTTGGTTCATCCAACACTCTAATTAGTGGTGCAGCATTACGTAGAATGACATTCCTGCCACCAATCGAAGAACATGGAGATTTAAAGGTTTATAAACTTCCTCAAAAAGACCATATCTATGCAATGTCTGTTGATACTTCTAGAGGCACTGGCGCTGACTATTCAGCCTTCTCAGTAATAGATGTCACCCAATTTCCATATGAGATTGTAGCCACATACAGAAACAACAAAATATCACATCTATTATATCCAACCACGATAGATAATGTAGCCAGAAATTACAACAACGCTTATATTCTAGTTGAGACAAACGATAATGGCCAGCAGGTAGCAGACACTCTAAACTATGATTTAGAAAATGAGAATGTGTTGAAGGTAGCTCAATCCAAATCTGGCCAAGTTTTAACCAGCGGATTCAATGCTACAGGATCTAAATTTGGTATTAAAACATCTAAGCAAGTCAAGGCTATTGGTTGCGCTACACTAAAGACACTAATTGAAGAGAATAAACTGCTGAATTATGACTATGATATTTTACATGAGATGACCACTTTTATAAGTAAAGGTACATCCTACGAGGCAGAATACGGCAAAAACGACGATCTAGTAATGACGTTGGTTTTGTTTGCATGGATGTCAACTCAAAACTTCTTTAAGGAGCTAACAAGTATTGATATTCGACAACATCTGCTCAATGGAATTCCACAGGCTGCTGACGATGACCTCCTCCCATTTGGTATTGTAGATGATGGTAGACACGAACTCAGAGACGATTCTGTCGTTAAATATACGTCAAACTTTGATAAAATGTTGGCGTCGTAAAAACATGAACCCAGGGAATTTATAAATAATTTCAGTAGCTTTATTCAATAGATTTGTCTACGAGGAGAATCACGATGGCATTTCAAGTTAGCCCAGGCGTAAACGTAAGCGAAATCGACTTGACAACAGTGGTTCCTGCTGTATCCACCACAGAAGGTGGTATTGCAGGCACATTCCGCTGGGGTCCAGTAAACGAACGCGCAAACATGTCTTCAGAAGTTGAACTAGTCAAAACATTTGGTAAGCCAAGTGACGACAACTTCGAGACTTTCCATGTTGCATCTTCATTCCTATCATATGGCAATCAGCTATATGTTGTTCGTGCTGCTGACGCAAATGCATATAATGCATATGCAAACACAACAGCTGCAACAGACCTACAGGTTAAGAATTTAGATGATTATTTAACAGCAACTACAGGTGCTTCTCAGGGTGCAATCTACCGTGCCAAGTATCCTGGCTCAGTTGGTAACTCATTAAAGATTTCTATTTGCGACTCTGCAAATGCCTACCAATCAAATGTAATGGCATCTGTTAATAACAGCAACAACACACTCTCTTTTGCAGTAAGTGTTGGCGCAAACACAGGTACATTGACAGCAACTCAAGCATCACAAAACGTAGTAGCAATCACAGTTTCTGCTGGTGGTTCAGGTTATAATAACGCAGACGTTATTGTCCTATCAAATGGTGCTTCAAACACAGGCAACTGCACAATCACAACAAACTCAACTGGTGGTATTACAGCAGTAACAGTTGTTGGTGGTGGTCAGTTTGCTAATACATCAATCATTAGAGTCCAGGTAGCTAACTCAACGGCTGGCGCCAACTCAACAAACGGTAACACATCAGCTGGTGCAAGTGCAACATTCTCAATCACACTTGGATCAACAGCTGCTGCTAACTCACTAGCAAACACAGAACTAAACACACAGCTAGATCTTCTAACAGTAGGTGACCGCCTAAAGGTTGGTTCACAATATATGAAGATTACAGCAATTGGTGCAACATCTGGCGTTTCAAACGGTGTAGTAAGATCAACAATTAACTTTGAAGATCTATACACTGGCTCAGCTGCAGTAAGCAAGTCAACAAACTCAACATCAGCTAATACAGTAACACGTTACTGGGAATTCTTTGATCAAGTTGATTCAGCTCCAGGTACATCGGCATATGTTTCAGAGCGTGGTGGTTCGTCAGATGAGCTACACGTAATTATTGCTGATGAGGATGGTCTATTCTCAGGTGTCAAGAATACAGTTCTTGAGAAGTGGGAAAGAGTATCAAGAGCAACAGATGCCAAGAGAGAAGGTGCCACAATTTACTATAAGGACGTTATCAATAACGGTTCAGAGTATGTTTGGTGGTTTAAAGACAACGGCTCAGCTGCCTCAAATACAGCTGTAAATATGTCATCTTCAGACGTCAATGCTAAGCCAACAACAAAGTCTTTTGCTGGTGGTTCAGATGGTGGTGGTGAAGCAAACATTGCTTTCACTTACCTAGCAGCTGCTTATGACAAGTATGCTCCTGCTGATGAAGTAGACATTTCCCTACTTCTAACAGGTAAGGCAAGAGGCGGCACATATGGTGAGCAACTAGCCAACTATCTAGTGGACAACATTGCAGAAGTTCGCAAGGACTGCGTAGTGTTTGCATCACCAGAAAGAGGTGATATTGTTGGCGTCCAAGCTGGCACACAAGCAGACAACATTGTAGAGTTTAGAAATGCTCTAAGATCAACATCTTATGGTGTCCTAGATTCTGGCTACAAGTACACATACGATCGTTACAACGACGTATATCGCTTTGTACCACTAAACGGTGATACAGCTGGTCTATGTGTAAGAACTGACAATCTACGTGATCCATGGTGGTCACCAGCTGGCTTCAACAGAGGTCAGATTAAGAACATTGTCAAGCTTGCTTACAACCCAGATAAGGCTGACAGAGATACACTATACAAGGCAGGCGTCAATCCAGTGGTTACATTCCCTGGCCAAGGCACTGTGTTGTTTGGTGACAAGACTCTACTAGCTAAGCCATCGGCATTCGATAGAATCAACGTACGCAGATTGTTCATTGTCCTAGAGAAGGCAATTGCTACAGCTGCTAAGTTCACACTATTCGAGTTCAACGATGACTTCACAAGAGCCCAGTTCCGTAACTTGGTAGAGCCATATCTACGTGAGATCCAAGGCCGTCGTGGTATCTATGACTTTAAGGTAGTCTGCGATACAACGAATAACACGCCTGAAGTAATTGACAGCAATCAGTTTGTTGGAGACATCTACATCAAGCCAGCTCGCTCAATTAACTTCATCCAGCTAAACTTCGTAGCAGTACGCACTGGTGTCGAGTTCAGCGAAGTTGTTGGCCAGTTCTAATTGATAAGGAGAGACGTAAATGGCATTCAATATTAACGAAATTAAGAGTCAGCTTGCACTTGGTGGTGCACGCCCATCTCTTTTCCAAGTAAGACTAACAAATCCAGCAACGTCCGAAGCAGATGCAGTCGTACCATTCATGGTTAAGGCCGCCCAGATCCCAGCTTCAACAATTGCTCCGATTGAAGTCTTCTACTTTGGCCGACCAATTAAGTTGGCAGGTCAGAGAGTGTTTGATAACTGGACAGTTACAGTTATCAACGATGAAGACTTTAAGGTCAGAAAGGCATTGGAGACATGGTCGTATAACATCAACTCATATTCAGGTAACATTCGCGAATTCCCAACATCCGCACCATCTGAATATAAGTCACGCGCTGAAGTTATCCAATATAGCAAGACAGGTGAAGAACTACGCACATATGTCTTCGAAGGTCTATTCCCACTAGCAATCGGTCCAATCGAGCTATCATGGGAAAATGGTAACGCTATCGAAGAGTTCCAGTGTGAGTTTGCTCTAGATTACTGGACAGTCCCAGAAGACGGTCAAGAGTAATTTGGGATTTGAGAGGGCCGCTAAATATAAGCGGCCCTCCTTTCTCAGGCTAGAGGTTATATAATATGGAATTATTTGGCTTTACAATCAAACGTAAGGAAGAAGAGCAGCCACAGTTGATGGCTGTTACTCAGCCTTCCTTCGTTCCTCCAGTAAATGACGACGGTGCCGTCATCGTATCAGGTGGCGGTGTTGTTGGTACCTATGTTGATTTAGAAGGTACAGCAAGAACCGAAGCAGAACTAATCACAAGATATCGTCAACTATCTCTCCAACCAGAAATTGAAACTGCTGTAGAAGAAATTGTAGGTGAGATGATCTCCTACGATTCAAATCAAGAGCAGGTCAATATTAATCTTGACGATCTAGAGTTCTCTAAAGGTCTAAAGGATAAAATTACAGATGAGTTTGATGAAGTAAAGAAACTACTTGACTTCTCTTCATCTGGTTTTGATATCATCAGAAGATGGTACATTGATGGTAGATTATACTATCATGTTATCATTGATGTTCAGAATCCACAAGATGGTATCA